TTTACTAAACCAGTAAAAGGCGGTGCTAACTATTTTTATGTCCGCGTTGCTTGGGAAGATTCAAAACACAAAAGTGTCCACAGTCAAATGCGTCTTATACCGGTTAGCTGATGTTAGCTAAGAAGGATTTTGTATCACCTCCAAAACTTGTGGCAGCAGCTGCATCTTTATTCGGTGGTGAAATAACTCTTGATCCAGCCAGTAGCGAACACGCTAACAGTATCGTTCAAGCAGAAAAATATTTTGATTGGCGAAACAATGGACTGAAACAAGAATGGAAGAGTAAAAATATTTATTTATATCCTCCTAGAGACGTATCACTTAAATCTGAACAACCAAAATCAGACTTATTATTTACAAAAATTTCTTACTTCAAAAAATCAAACCAAAGAGTGTGGCTTGAAACAGCCTACAAAAAATGGTTAAAAAGAGAATTTAATGAAGGAATAATACTTTTAACTTCATCTGAGGTTGCTCTTATCTCTATGCAAAAAATAGGTATAGATTTACCGATGTGTATTTTGAAGGAACATCCAAGACTTCTTGAAGATAATAAAAAGTTAAAACCACTAAAACATTCAAAAGTTTTTGGTTTTGTTTTTTATATGCCTCCTATTCAGGACTATCAAACGAGAATCCATGATTTTCACCGACAATATAGTGACCTCGGTCGTGTGTATCTCTGAGACTTTCTTGAGATGACCAGTTGTCATCAGGGCCATAAACATCATAAGCACCAAAGCCAAGTCCCACGGGGCGAGACTTTTGCATAGCTTGTCTTAATGAGTTTCTGTACTGTGCTTGGTCTGAGGATTCCGAAAAAATCTTGCCTGCTAATCTAAAAGAAGGATTTTTATTTACGTGCTCAGAACGTCTGTAAATATTTCTATTTAATCTACGTTCGACACTATGTCTACCTAACATACTACGCACCAAAGTCCATCAAACGTTTCACTTCGGGAGCATCAGCAAAAAATCCAGCCATACGCTGCCTGCTGTAGCGAGAGCCAGGCTTACCAGCACCAGAGATAAAGTCTTGAGTTTGGGAGCCCGAATAGTCATAGAGTTTTTTGTTTGCTTCATCCATGTATTTATCGAACTGTGGTTGGAATACCTCAGTATCGACTTCAACAGTCGGAGGTTTCGTAGCAATATCCATATAATTCTGACGATTTAGAGCACTATATTTACCCATGGTGTCGTAAATCTTATTAGTAGCTCTATCGCCATACTCTGAAATAGGAGTGGTTCCGATAGAGCCAGGTTCGTAATTAAATAGTTGGTTATAACTTCTCGGCCCTGCTACTTTAAAATAATCTTTATAACGATTTCTAAATTCTTGAACAGCTTCTGGTGTCGTGTTCCCTGTTAAATAAGCAATGTCATTTATAACGCCGCCTAATTGTTGAAGTGTTCTTGCAGTTTCTGTATCAATTTTTGCCGTTGCCTCTTCCGCGTATCTCGGATCGAAAGGATTTCCAAGAATACCCATAGGTCCCTCGGAACTACCGCGAGAAGACCTTACTAAATCTCCGACCCCTCCGAACAAGCCAGTAAGACTTCCAAGCAGACCAGAACTTTTTCCTTCTTGACCTGTATAAAAACCTTGACCGCCTGTTTGGTTTCCAATGTTAAAAATACTGGCTTGGTCGACTAAATCGACTGCAGCTTCAGGTTCAACAGGGATGTTGTAATTCATCGCCATCGCAGATAAACCCAACCAACATATTTTTAATTATACACTCAGTTAACTGGTTGACCTGCTTTAAACTGTTTTCCTGCTGCCTTAGAAGCAGCTTGGAAGTAAGCTAATGAAGCTAATGGATCTAATTTTTTTTGCATATCACTTCTTCTTTTTTGTAGTAGTTCTCGTTGCTTTTCTTCAGCTCTTCTCCTCTCAGATTCTGAGAACATTTCAGCAAGAGCTTCAATTTGACCACGTTGCTCAGACTTTTCCATGGCATTAAACAGATCTGATGCTGATACAGCAGGTTTATTTTCTAAATCGTCTTTTAGTCTGTTATTCTCATCTATCAGTTGTTTTAGTACAACCATCTGGTACAACGTAGCTTGATCTTCTTTAGGTAAACTTTGAGTTTTTACTTTTGGTTCTTTAGGAGAATTGCCAGCATATTTTTGAATATCTTGAAAACTTTTAACAGGTTGTCCATAAAAACTCTTGCCCTCCATAGTCGGAAAGGAAGCAAATTCTGGAGCAAGTTTTGCAACTGTTTCAGGAGTAATTGGGTCTTTATCAGGATCTACGCCTCTCTCTTTCATTTTTAGATACAAAGCCATATCCTGTGAGGCAGGAGAAAAATCTGGAATATCATATTTTTGTTGAAGCTCATAATAAGTTTCAGGCATAAACTGATAAGCACCTGCAGCAGCACTTTTATAGCGGCCTCCGCTTACGACTTTGTCAGGGTGTTTATCATATCCTTCAAACTTCCCACCGCCATACAAGATGTTATAGTCTATATTTCCTTGTCTTAAAGTTCCTTCTGCTCCGCTGACTGCTCTTTTCCAGCGTTCAAAATTAGGAGAAGTGTTCATCGTCATCTTTGACGTCATCGAATACTCCAATATTAGGGTCAACGATGACGCCAAGCTCGTCTGCAACGAACTTATAAGCCCGCTCACGGCAAACAAAGCGGACAATCCTATCCCAAAAATACTGATCGCGTTCTCTCCCTTTTAATTCTTTGGCTGCTGTTTTGATTCGTGTGAGCGTAAATTCGTCTTCAAGAGTGAGACTAACACTGAGGTGACCGGTGTCGTCCATAATCAGATACCGATATTCAACAGTCTAGGTCATCTTATCCTAACAATTCATATTAAATAAAACTCACCATGCTTTGCATGACCAGTAACCAGCGGTTAGTTTTGATTTCTTTTCATCGCACTTGTGACGCGCTCTAAAGCTTTTACGACGCTCAGGGTCGTTTTTCTTAATAGTCATGTTAGCATCGCCAAAACGCACTAAGCGAACCTTGTCCCCTTCCTTAGCTGCCACAGCGAATTTCTTGCCTCCTTGGACGTCGCGCTTCGGTTTGTTGTAGCCGCTGAAACGTTCTCCTGCGATACGCACAGTAGCCATCGACAAAGTTGTATCTGTAACAAGTCTAGGCATCAAATCTTAAAAAAAACATTCATTGTTTTTACTAGATGACTTTTTCGAATGCAGTGCTAACCTTTTCTCGTTGCGATCATTCAACACATCTTTCAGCATGGAATCCAGGAAACTACTCACAATCGCTCAGACAGCAGAGTTGCTGAACTGCTCTACTGGCTTTGTCCGTAAACGCATCTCTCTTACTGAATCCAATCAACAAGGTGGATGGCCCAAAAGCACTTACGTAAACCTTCAACCAAATGGAGTGAAGTCTCTTTTTCGTATTAATAAAGATGCACTAGAAGAGTATCTGAAAGGTCAAGAAGAGCAAGCTACAGTGTGTCCGTGCGACTGATCAAGTAAATGTCTTCTTCTTTCACAAATCAATTACTCCAAGAGCTTACAACAGCTCCAACGGAGGAAATTGTTAAAGAGGAAGTTGTCGTCGTTAAGGAGGCCAACGTTGACAATCTTATTTATAAGATGGTCGAATTGGCCTCATATCTATTTCACTTAAACATTCAAGCTCATCTTATTCACTTAAATCTGGAAGCACCTTATTTTTTGGCAGTCCATAAATTTTTAAAGAAACAGTACGAACAGCACGTTGAAGATTTTGACACACTTGCAGAATTAGTCCGCAGCATGGATTATCTGCTGCCTATGTGTCAAAAAGGTCTATTAGGTCAGTATAAAAATTTCAAAACTACAAAAACCTACGAAGCTGACGAAAGTTTAGTTTTGTATATCAAAAACTTAGAAGACGGCGGTTTTATGGCTAAAGACGTGTATGCCATGGCTCAAGAAATAGGAGCACCTGACGTTGAGAATCATTTAGCTGAAATTGTTGGAAATCTTTTCAAAGGAGCGTGGATGTTAAAAAGCACTTTACGCGGGAACCCAGCCTCCTCCAAATGATACGAAAAGGCCGCTTGGAGGATCAACACGATACCCGAGAACACCTGAAGCTGGGACTGACGGAAAAGCTCCACTGATTACAACAAGCTCTACTCCAGAGGCTATCGGAGTACCCAGAGCACCAGAAGCAATCAGAGCACCAGAGGCTATCGGAGTTCCAAGAGCACCAGAAGCAATCGGAGTACCTAGAGCACCAGAAGCGCTGATCGACCCAAAAGCACCCGAAGCTACCACAGAGCTATTTGCCACAAGCGCTCCTGAGGCAATCGTTACAGTAGCCTGAGCGGCGGTGTCAGCAAACGCTGCTCCAATCTTTTGGAAAGTTGAACCTGTCCAAACATTCAGATAGTAAACAGAGCTAGATGAATCAACCCAAAGCTCGCCTACTGAGTTACCTGTCTCACCAGCAGGGCTGGAGTTAGGTGCATTATTGCCGTAGTGAGTTCCCGTTACCTTACGAATATCACCAGCAGAATCTTTAAAGTAAAGACCATTCTCTGCAGCAGCAAAGTTAAGAGCTAATTCACCTGCTTGAACAGTTGTATCTAACGGTCGGTCAGAAGCATTACCAGATCTTTTTGAAAGAAGAGTTACAGGTGTGGTTGTCATTAATAGGTACCGCCGTTAATTGCAGGTCTGAAAAGAGGAGGAACTCCTGATCCACTCAGGTACTCGCCACCATCATAAATAATTGACGGGATTACACCACTAGCTACGCCATCTACATATATGCCGCCGTCAACAACAGGTCTTTCCTCAGGTGGGACTGGCTGAAGAGGATTGAATTCATCGATATCAAACATGATGAAGCCGCTGGGGACTAGCTGAGTAGTCACACCGGACGCCAACGTATCAAAGTTCATAACTTTGACCATCGTTGGGTTCATGTCTGAATAAAGAACGTGATCAGGCACTGTGTTTCTAGAAGGCGAGTAACTTTCCCACCACTGAAGGGCTTTGGTTGATTGCAGAAAAGCTGTCTGTTTACCCAACTGCCTATAGAAATATTCTCTATATCTGTCATCCATAGGCTCATCAGCTGGTTGAGCTAAGTAAGGAGCTAAGTATTTGTAGTTAGGAAATCTATTTTGCATGTCCCACCAAGAGGCGTATATGTGTTTACAAAAACGCGGCTGAAAGTAAAGAACATTAGGATCTGAATAAGATGAACCGGCATCGTCTTTATAGTTACTGATATCTAAAAGTTTTTTGGTATAAATAAAACCAAAATCCCTTGCGAAACCTGGAAAGTCTCTAGTCCCCACAGGTCTTTCACCAGTAAAAGTCTCGGAACCTGGGTCGTAAGTACCTGGCTTTAAATCTTGTGTTGACGTATAAGGGTAGTTTCGTTTCTGAGCGTATTTGTATAAGTTAAAATCTTCGCGACCCAGATAATCTGGGCAGTTACAACCAAACCGCATGGCTGAAGAAAGAAACTCACCAACAATGGGATTCGATTGAGCAGGTGTTGCGAAACTTTCGTCGCCAATAGTAGTCCAACTTGTGTCTTCCGTAAGAGCTAGAAACAACGTATCTTGTACGGCCTCACCAAGAGGAACAGCTGGACCACTTGCTTTGGTGCCAACAGCGACAACAGTGTAGTTGTTATAAGTAGTTTTAGGTGTGCCATCAGCTTCAAAACGATCTGACACAACTTCACCCGTCATAAAAGAAACAGGTGCGCCGAAATTACTTGATAGCTCTACACCGATAATTTTGTTAGTAGTGTCATAATCAAAAACGCTTTTAACTGATAAACCTAAGTCAAGAAGGTTGATACTATCTCTTGGTTTAATAACAACCATACGCATACCCATATCCTGCTCAGAAGAAGGGTACATATACATCAAGCCTGGAATCTCGGTTCCCCCGGATCCAGCTTGACCGTTCATTGCATATCTAAATGTATAGTTCAGACCAACGAGAGCCTGGTTTGTGTACATGTATAGTTCATAACCTCTTCGCCACCGCGTCCACATGGATGCGTAATTGTAGTCAAAAAGAATACTAAAATCTTTTAACTGCTGATCTGGTCTGAACTTTTGATGCCAGACCATCGGCCTGTTTAGAGCCGCTGAGGACGAAGATCCTTGTATTTTATTGAAAGCAAAATCAGACTTTTTAGGAGAGTGATTATCCCATCCAAAAAAGTCTGAACCTTTCTTTCGTTTAGACACGAATCAATAGAAACCGCCTTGTGCAAAAATATCAACACCAGAAGCGCTCATCCCTCCTGATACTGCAATACTGGGAGCTGGGATTTGACCAACACAGAGAATATATCCTTTTTCAAGATAGAGAGCTTCAGAAGCACCAAGTTCAATCGGACGGGTTTGGTTAGTAAAACCAACACCAGGAGTAGGAGCGATAACTTTAGGCAGTTCAATACGCTGGATCAAACCAAAAGTGCTTCCGGATAACCCGACTGTAAACGTACTAATTTGAAGGGGAACAGCTGTCGAAGGAGCTGATTGGTTAGGAGCGTAAACGTAAATACCAAAAGAAGCAGCCCGAGTTCCGCTGTCGTCGGGGTAGGCTTCTTTTGAGCTAACAAAAAGGTCTTCAATGACTGCACCATCTTCTGATGGTAAATCACCCACACGGACAAGTTGTACTAAATTTGAAAAAGTAGGATTGACGACGTCAACAGTAGGCGTAGAGCTGTTAAGACGAGCACCCCTGAAAAAGGGGCGATCAACCATCATGGGTTGTTTGTTAGTAGAGGTTGAAGCCACAACGCTATGCCTGGGTGTTTACAGTGTAGATCATTTTTTATATAAGACCTCCCTTCCTTCGGGAGTTTGATAACCTACGATAGTTCTTCCGTCTTCTCCAACTCGAAGCTTGTAGCCTGCCATCTCAGCTACTCTTGTCGGAACTGCACCTTTAAAGCCTCTCTTCTCGTCGAAAATATACATGTCAGGTTGAATTCCTACTGATGGATCATCTTGAACAGCTTTTGCTTTAGTTGAGAAGTCTTTTCCTAAAGGATAAAGGACGTCTTCATTCTCAAGAAGAAACCGATAATCATAAATATTGTCAGTTGGAGAAGTAGCTGAAGTACCAGCTGACCGCTGTTGGTTTAAGGAGTCTCTAAAGCTTTGTCGACGAGGCATGTCTTTAAAAGCTCTAACAACATCATCAACGCCACCTAGAACTGATGTGGCAGCGTTAATGTATTGAGTGATTGTTTCAGGGTTCATCAGAAACCTCCCATACGCTCAGCTAATTGTTGAGCAAGAAACTGATTAGGTCGCTGAAGGTTTCCGTACTCGATTGGAGCACTAGCTGCGATGATTTCGTTATTTTTTTGAATCTCAGCAGCGGCCTGAAGTTCATTGCTTTCATCCATAATATTAGCTTGAGAGGCAGCAGCATTTGCCTGACCTAAGGCATTTGCATCGTTGTTAGTACCAAGAGAAGATCCATATGTCGGAGTTGTGACTGTTGCGCTTTGTTGATCGATTAATTCAGCTTCTCGATTAATAAGACCCTGACGGATCATATTTTCGTAAGCCATTTGAGGGTTGAATTTAGCGAATGCAGCTAAGTTTTCAGCCATCTCTTGATTTGCCGCAGTTGTTTTGATTGCATCAACGACGTCACTGAAGCCACCGCCTTCTTGAAGTGATCTGACGAAACGTGCTCGATCAGCGTAGTAATCACCGATGTTGGCGTACTGTTCCGGAGACTTAGGAGCCATGGCTCGGATAGTCGCAGCAGAAACAGGATCTGATTGTTGAATAGCTGTAATTTTTTCTTCAATATCTTGATTAAGGGCACCCGACTCTTGTTCTGTCAGTGCCGGAGGTTGAATACTGCCCGGTGGCAGTGAACCATCTCCTCCCATATAATCACCCGCGTCAGGGGCTTGGCTTGGTGCTCCCTGCATTTCTTCGATTGACCTCATTTCTTGTTCAGAAACAGGAGCATCATTCATTCGATTACGAAGAATTTCTGCGAGACCAACAGTCAAGGCACCGGCACCAGCGAGACCTGTATTGCGAGCTTGACGTGGATCCATGGTGAATTCAATATCACCAAGATCCACCATCCTCACACCCTGAGGACGCATCGGATCCTGCTGTGCTTTCATTCGGGCGATGTCGTTAGCACTTAAGCGTCCGCCAGGTGACCTGACTAATTCACCTGGGTCAAACTCTGTAATTACTCCTGATGTATCCCTACTTTTACGACCACCCATACCGGGTGCCGTCATCCGCTCGACTTCACTCATAACCTCGCGATTAGAGCGGAAATCTAAAGGAAGTTCTCCTTGACCAGGAGAAACTTCAACTTCAGTTTCACGAACAACTGTCCTACGAGGAGAGTTCGGATATTCACCGGCCATCATTCGGCCACCGATTCTTGTACCCGGTTCGGTGACTTTTCCTGTAGAAGAGAACATCGTACCAGGAGCCTCCATTCCAGCTGGGTTCCGCATACCACGGATTGCTGGTTGGAACATGTAATCTGCAGCGGTCGACTCGCGAGGTCCTTGCATAGGACCGATTTCTCTACGTAACTCCAGAAGTTTTCTTACTTCAGGTGAGTTCTGATCTAAAGCATTTAAATTAAACTCAGGTTTCGGAGCACCTCCTAAATCTTCTACAGAAGGAACCCGACGTCCACCCATCGTGATTCCACCGGCTTCTCTTACTTTTTCTCCGATACGTGTAGGCTCGGTTGCTGCTTGAACTGATCTCATTTGTTCGCGAGCAGCGTCACGAGTCGGTTTATCACTAAAAAGTTTTAAAAGTGATTCACTTAAATTTTCTCCCGTATTGTCAATCTTCTCGCCGAGCCTTTGTGCTTGCTGTCGCAAAGCGTTAAGGGCGGCTAGATTCCGTTCTGCTTTTGACACGGCGTTGCACGACTATTTTATAAAATAAGTTTAGCGCCAATTATCCCGAAAATAAATTCTGTCAGAGCGTGATACATCAGGCGGTCCTGGAATAGCTTGAATAAACTCTCCTCCCGAACGCTCGAAACGATAACGAGAGGCAACAGGGTCTCGATAGTTAGGCACGTAAAGCATCTGCGCGAGGCGATCGCATTCATACATATAGTTCTCACGCCACACGCGAGCGGTTTCTCGTTTGTCTTGGATATTGATTGAACGTGAAACGTCACCAAGAATCGTCTCTTGTCGGCTCGTTGCCTTACCTGTTGCTAATTCAGTAAGACGCTCAGCTTCTTCACAACGTTCGATTTGTTGTACGATCTTGTCGTTGTAGAACTCGCTTGGTATGCTGTTACACGCTTCTAAAAGTCTGGCGTAATCACCTGCAGGCACAGTAGCGATGTTGTAAGCGAGGTGATAAGCAACACGACTGAAATTGTAATCATCTAACTTATAACCAAATACCTGCGCTGGGTTGCGCGTGATCTGGTTAATCGCAGCGTAAATTACCTCACGCTTGGAAGCGTCTGTTGTCGTGGCGTTGAAAGTTACACCCTGCTGAGCCAGATAACTCTGGATCTGCTCTAGTTCGTTTTGGGTTAACTGCGCCACGGGTTATTTAACATATATGTTTTTATTCTACAAACACATCACCTGTAGCAAAAACTTCATCCCAATCAATCCGTTTTACAGCTTTAAGCTGATCGAGTTTATTAAATTTTTCACCAGGAAGACTTTGCTTTAAATCAATAATCTCTTTTGCTGTTTTAATGCCAACGCCAGGTAGAACCTGAGTCAGACCCTCAGCAGTCAAAGTATTAAGGTTGACACGATTGTCAGACGGCACTTGAGGTTTGACAACGACCTTTTTCTCAGAACTGGTCTGAGAAATTTTTCGTCGACCACGTCGTTTTAACCCTTGACTGTCGTCATTTTTGTTTTTTGTATCTTCTCCTGGTTGCTCAACTACTTGATCTTTATGAGCAAAAAACACCTTACCAGAGGTGTCGGAGCGCACCATAAAGTATTCACCCTCATCGTGTGTTGACAAGACGGTGACTTTGATACCACTCGGTGCGTAGATCTTGCTGGTCATAACAATCACTATACGAGCAGTAGCATATACCAAAAAGCACTAAAATAGTGCAAGCATAATATTTTTAAAGACAATGCCTGGACAGTTTCTTCGTTTGGCAGGAGGTCTTTTGCAAGGTCTAGGGTACGCTGGAGACGCTCTGGGTTATTACACGGAATCAACTAACCCAGACGAAGAATCTGAAATCCAGAGAGCCCGGAATGCTGACGTAATAATCCCAGGTGAAGTAGCGGCTTCATATTTAACAGGAGGTCTTGACTTTATACCGGATGCTTTGGAGTATGCATCTGCAGCTGGATTCGAACCAAAAGAAGATAATTTTGCTAGGAGGATTCAAAGAGCCGCTCCTCTAGCTAATCCGGAGCATTATTTAAGGCTTTTCTCTTACTACGACATGGGTAAGACAGACTCTCCTGAGTTTCAGAAAACGGTTAAAAAACTCAGAGATGCAGGTGAGCAGTTTTTGAAACCTTTTGAAGATCAAAGTTTAGGCGCTCAACTCAAGCGTCAAGGTCCAGCTTTAGGTGGCTTGATTACGCCAATGCGTTAATTATCTTCGTTTGAAACGCCTGCATCCCACAAAGATCCAAATCGCTGATCCTTTACCTTTTCAAGATTCTCTAAGAATTTAGCTCGCTTCTCCCAGGTGTCGCCGCCTTCAGTGCCTTTTTCTGGGTTAATGCAATCGGCGCTGTTAATCATATTACAAACTAAACCAGCTAAATCTTTCTCGTTACCCTTTGCTCCTGTCGCCCAGTAATGCTGATCATTCAACCAACAAGCTCCACATTTTGGACATTCTTTTCTATTTAAAGAAAAATCTGAAACCTCAGCCATAGTGATCACAACTATGTCTCACGTAGGTTAATAGCGTTATGTGGATTTAAAGAATTTCATTGTTAAATGAACATAAAAAAAGACCCCTGCATAAGCAAGGGTCTGTCCGTGTTCTTCTTGATGATATCAGGAAGGAGAGGTGCTGGTGTAAGTCGAAGACTCAACCAGACCGTCAGGTTGCAGAGCAACATCTTGACGCTCGGGCGGTTCATCGGGAATGATCCAGCAGACTTCGCAGATTGCGAGAGCCTTATCATCACCAGACAGTTTGTTGGCTGCAGCGCGGGGATCGTAGATACCGGAGCCTTGAGCCAGACCGGAAGCAGAAGCTCCGCCCAGGTCAACCGTGGTGAACAGCTTCCACTGAGTCTCAGAACCCAGAGCAGCCAGGCTGCTTGAGTCAATAATGTTTGTGGAAGCAGTGCTGCCGTTAGCGATAGCGTTGTTGGAGCCGGTCAGGGTTGCACCGAATTGACCGGAAACAACAGTACCGTCGTCCTTCAGACCTTCGCCCACAGCGGGAACAAGGGTCAGTTCAGGGGTGGAGTCGGCACCGGCAACACCGGAGCTAACGAGATCACCACCGCTGAGACGCAGGGAAGCACGATAAACGTAAGCAGTAGCAGGAACTTTGATACCATCGGTGATATCTGCCCGGACGTCCTTGTGGAAGTCGGGAGAAGGAACGATGACGTCAGCATTCAGGAAAGGCTGCTCAGCGCTGTTCTGACCAGAGCCATAAGGCTTGGTATAATAGCTCATCTGGTTAGACGTGCCAAGAGCTTGGTAGCTCATGTCCACGTAACCGACGGCTTGTTGTGCGATCCAGCCAGGCTGGAAAATCACGCCGACAGGGCCGCCAATCGGTTGATTGGTGAAGGTCGAGTCGACACCGTTAGCGTTCTGGAAGTTAACGGATTTTTCTTCGTGCCAGAAACGAAGAACGTTGGTGTAGTTGCCAGGATAGATCTTGGCAACGTGAAGCTGGTTAGAGTTGATAGCCATTGTTAGTTACCTCCTCAAGCGTCAAAAGAGTAACCAACGGTCACGAAATCTGCATTAAGCAGTTCGAAACCTGCATACAGCGACCAGATCATCTGAATGAAGCGACTGAAATCGTCGTTGTTGTTCAGAAGAACTTGGGCGTTGTTACCGCCAATACCGACACCGACAGCCTGTGGGCCGAAGAAGATACCGATCGCAGCGTTGTAATCCTGGGCAGTGCCAGCGATGGTGGCGCTTTGGCTCTGAGAAGGCATGTTGGTGGATTCGAAGAATCGCACACCTTCAAAGACAAATCCCGTAGGCATGATCGGCTCACCAGCCACAAAGCTGGCTTGGCCGAAGCCCTGACCCATGTAGATAGCAGCGTTAGGCTGCATAGCTGACATGAGGGGATTGATTTGACCGTTACCGGGGTAGCGGGCCACCTCACGGAAGTCACTGTTCTGACGCAGGTGCATCAGGAAAGTGGGGTCACAAACGCAACGATAGAAACCGTCCTGGTAGGTAGGAGTGTTGCGCTTACGTAAGGACTTGACCACACGGAGGAGGTCGTCCTTAACGTCAAACTTGGCTTGTTCGGCGTTGGTGTAGGTCAGAGCGCCGGTAGCCAGGTCGCCAGGGAAGTAATAACCGCCCTGTGAGTCAGAAGACTGACCCTTGGAAACAGCTTTCAGGAGTTCGTTGATGAACACCCGATCGCGCCAACGACGATAGTCATCGAGCAGAGTCAGGCTGCCGATGGACTGGTGGAAAGTGGTGAGGTTGCCGGTATCAAGCAGCAGACGCTGAGCAGTAATCAGGGTCTCACGTGCAACCTTGAAGGTAGACGGTTGAGTCGGATCATTGGAGTCAGCAGGGCCAGTGTACTCACGAAGAGTCACCAAGACCTTGTCTTTAACAATGTTCCGGCTGTTTGCCGTACCAATGGTTTGTTCGGCAGTCCGCTCACGGGACTCTTTGGAGCCAGGGTTTCCGAAGAACCGGTAACGGTCAAGCTGAACCGTCTGACCAGGCTGTTTAGAAAAATCGTGAACAACAACGGGCTCAGCCGCCATTTCCACGATGTAAGCCGGGTGAGGCCGATATAACTCGGCACCGAGAATCTTCGGAAAATCATTATCGATGAACATCGATAAGTTCCGTAGAAACTACTTTGTAATACTAAGACAGATTTAACAAAGTCAGTATATAAATGTCGCGTTTTTAGCGCTAAACACTTTTTTGATTAGAACTATTGATACTTGAACTAAACGACCGAATAACACCTCTAACACCTTCTCCTAAAACACCATACGTAGCACCATAATTAGGAACGTAGGTGGACGCCCTTCCGCGATACATACTCCTAATCACACTCTCCATACTTCCTGGAACATTAGACCTTTCAGCCGATGCAAAAGTCTGACAATAAACCGGCGGCGCATACTCCCACTCAGCTCTTGATCCCGTGCCGGAAGTAACAAGGCTGTAGAGCATAGGGTACCCACCGCGTGGATAAGTACCTGCTCCTCCGGTGATACCTTTTGATTCGTCGTTACCAAAAGGTGTATTAAATGGGTCGTAAAACTGAGTAGAAGGAACCGCACCGTTCCAATAAGTGAATGCTCCGATACTTTTTACGCCTGGAATAGGTCCTAGTGCTGTTTTGACAGTTGCATTAGCGACATTAACCATTGCTTGACGCCGATACCCGTTATAAACGGTTAAGACACCTGAAGCATGTTGATTATAATTGTCATAATTTGTCCAATATCCACTTATTGTCGGAGGAACTGCTCTCCAGTTACTGCTTTGGTAAATAGGAAGATTAAGAGGAGGTCCATTAAACGTGTAAACAGCAGTTCCTCCCATACCCGCATGAACGTGGCAGTGAGGATAAACAGAACCAGTTTGTCCAGAAGGGACAATAATTTGTAAATATGCTCCTGGGTTTCCTTGACTTCCTGATGTTGTAACACCTGTTGTAAACGGGACACCGCCAGCGTGGTGCCCATCCTGAGTAGAACTCAGTCTAAAAGGGTGAGAGCTCGTAGAACTGTCAGATAAGTCAAATATATAAGTGCTACCCTGATATAAAGTAAGACTTTTTTGAGATACTCCGTCTAAAGCAAACTTATTACCATTATCACTTACGACAGTTACCTCAAAAGTTCTAACTTCTGGAAAAGTAGTAGTCTCTAAACCTAAATCTGCTGCGTAAGATTGAGGTGGACCAGCGGTAATTACACCAAAATTTGCTCCTGGTTGTGTCAGCGCTACATACGTTTGTTGTTCACCAGACGCATAAACATACCCACTGGATGTCAGTGTGTAGGTGTCTGTAAGATTTAAGTCGTTAGATGTTCGTTGAGGACCGGACTGTATAGCGTGATAAATATTTTTGTCGTATTTCCAGTTAGTTAAAGCAGAATAAGTCATGTTTAAGGGTTGTTTCTTTCACTCTAAATAGATTTATGATTGAATTAGATACAGAGGGCAAATGTTAGAAAAAATCCTCAGTATTTTAGTTATAGACAGCGACATCGTTGGAGGATCAGTAGCAGGCTCTGTGACTGAATCAATAATCCACCCTCAAAAAGGCAGAAATATAGTTTTTCACTTTGTGAGAGCACTTTGCGTGGGTTGGGCGCTCGCTGTTTTTGTATCACCCGCAGTTTCTGAAAAATTCGATTTAAAAAAATCAGAATCTGTAGCTCTGTCTTTTATTGGAGGTTATGCAGGCATTCGTTTAATGGCTACAGCTGAAAATATTCTTTTGACTAAGCTAAAAGAAAAAATTAAAGATTGACATCACCGTCAAAAGGCTCAGAAGGTGTTGTGACGACTTCTTCAGCCGTTGGTTCGGGAACTGTGGCCCAGGAAGATTGCCGAACACGCGAATCTCGACGCCTGCAGTCGTGACGACGACCATCTTTACGACGTGGCTCCTTGCGACGAGTCATAATCAACCTCTTTCCACAATTTTAGAAAAAAATACCCCGTCAGTCGTTTAACTGACGAGGTAAGTTTACTTTACTGAATAATTTATTCAGGAAGGTTCCATAAACAGAAGCTTGCTGCGTAAAGCTTCAGGTTGCATCTGGCTCAGCACACGCCAAGCATTTTCAGGTGAACGACTCATGACTTCACCGAATTGTTCCCAGGATTGACCCGCAGGAACGCCACCTTGTCCAGCAGCGCCGACAGGTGGTGCAGGCATATCGTACTGCTGCTGATAAGCAACATTAGGATCAGAGTTGTAAAGATCCTCGTCGAGGTCAACAGGGACAACTTCAGTGAAATACCGATCGGTATAATCAGCAAGGTCATCAGGATCCGTAAGGATCTGTTCCATGCCACGAGCTACTTCAACGACCCGATCAGTTTTCTGAGCTTGCTCAACAAGCATGTCCTCAAGAGCACATGCATAAGCATTCAGAATGCCAGGGGCTTCGATACCAAAGTTACGAACGACCTCGGCGCTTGCCTCGCTTAGGCTCTGGTCCGTAGAACCCTGATAAGAAGTTTGGGTCCGTGAGACGCTGGTAGGCGATGTCTGCTGAACCGGCTCCTGGTAAGCCCAGGGCTGGACCTGAGAAGGCTGACTGATCTGTGTTGTAGCCTGCTGTGGAGCTTGGGTCTGATACGGTGCTGCCTGGCTGGGGGATGGTAATTGGGTCAGCACCCGCTCCAGGGAACCCATCGCTGCTTCCCAAGGGTTGCTGGGGTTGGAGCTGTACGTTGACGGGTTGTACTGGTTGCTGATAGAAGGTTCCGAAGCCGGTGCCGCCTGGGACGGCGGTTGGGCTGTAGGAACCGAAGCTACCGCCGGGGTAGCTCCTTGGACCACCCACTGAGGGGAGGCGGTTGTTGAGCCCTGGTCGCTGATTACCGCCGGGGCTGCCGCCGGGGAGACCGGGCTCGGGGTCGAAGCTTGGATCTGCTGGCTCATAACTACCCGAGTAAGTTAGTTCTTCCGCAAGGTGGTCGAAAGTCCTGTAAAGGAGCGGAGTGATATTCAGTCGTGGATCAGCCGCTAAAGGTTGATCAGGCGCAAGAGGGTGCGGAGACTGCAACATCTGGTTTAATAATACCAGGAACTGCTGCATTGACGACTGTACTTGTCCAACCATTCTGAAAGGAAATCCTTTCAACATTTCAGCTCGTTCAGATTCATTTTTATCAGGGAAGAGATATTTAAGAGCTTCTATGCTCTCAACACCAAGTTCTTGCATGTTTCTGACGACCATAGACTTTTGCAGGACGTCATATGCAGTATCTTCGTAAACATCTCCTTGATACCTGTATGTTACGTTGCGGTCACCGTCTTCAGGAAGTCCAATAACTCCACGCGGTACTTTGTTTTCACTTAAAGCTTTTTTAATTTCTTGTTGTAACTTGCTTTCGAAGCGACCAGAGGCTTTTTTAAATCTTTCGTATGATTCTTCCGTAATTTCTTTAGGTGGTTTTGGTTCTTTTAAGTTCGCAGCCGCAATAAAGGACTCACGGAAGATAGTTTCTTGATGATAAATCATCATCTCTAGAAGAGAACAGAAACCGTAAGTAAGAAAACTTTTATTCTTACGTGTAGCGGTTGCTTGGGCACGTCCCATCAAACCTTTAATTTCAGTAGCCGTCGCACCGGCTGAAATTGAGATTTCATCGACGCCGCCTAACGCTGTACGTATTTCTTCGCGTAAAAGCAACGCATAACGGTTCATATCACCGCTAATCGGGTCCGGAGTCATATAACCGACTCGATCCGAAGGCTCAACATTGGCAATAATGCGTGGGACACGCAAACCACCACCCATGGCAGAACCAAAGGGCTCGGCTACACGAGTAGAAGGCGTGTTTTGACCAGCAAAACCCGACTGAGAGCTGATTGTGGGGCGGAAAGTGTTCCCAGAGTCAGAAGCTTCGACTAAATCCGACCTAGGACGGCTTGAAATGAGCGTTGGATTACCAAAAAACTCAATATTTTTAGAAATATTCTTAATCATCTGATCATGGAGCACAATTTGCTCCATAAACGGATCAAAATCACCTTCTCCTTCCGTGCCGCTGGCGTTTGGCTTGTTTAAAACCTCAACAGCAGGAACAAATCCAAGTTGATTAGGTCTTTTTCGGTCTGCAGTAAGAATTCCGCCAGGCTCAAGCTCAAAACTAAGCTCAGTATCTGATTCATTTTCAGCAATCTCGTCAGCTGTAATGCTTAAACGCACATATCTCTTGTTTTGACCATATACATCACTCGGCAGACCAAGATTATTGTTCTTTACTTTGTAATCGTAAAGAATAACGACCTCTTGAATCTGACCATTTGCATCATGGTATACTCTGTATTGTTTTTTATTAAAAAAGTAAATCTGATATTTTAGTTTCGGGTCAGGTCGAAAATAAAATAGACCGCAACCATCAATTAAAAAGTTTCGAATAATCGCGGGAAAACGAATATCAAGTCTATTTAGCTCAATAACATCAGAAATAAACTTAGTTCTGCTCTTAAAAGTATCTTGGTCACAATAAAACGATAAACCCTTCTTAATCATTAAGAGGGTCATTTGCTGAAGGTGGCTTAAAACCACCATCGTCGCAGCTTGATTCGATCGATCCTGAGTGCGAGCCGCCTCTAAAATCTCTTCAAACTGATTACGGACGTCAACAGAAGCTGTCATTACTTATTAAACCTCCGAACCAGCAGGCAGGAGGTAGTTCCGTACTCGCTCTATTCTAAGGGCAGCTTCTGGAAGTTTCGAAACTGGGTATGAAGTAATTAAATGATCCTCACGACCTAACATGTCTGTATTACCTTCTTCTGGTACAAAATCATCACATAGTTTTTGAACTTCTGGTTTATCCCAGATGTAATACTCAGCAATATTACGAAGTTTTGTTTTACGACGATCAGAATCTCCCATCCAGCTCAAGTGCCAGCCCGCATTTCGATCACCTACATACCAATTATTAGTAGTGGCTCGAAGAGAAGAAAGTGTACCAAACTCTTTAAGCTGACCAACTGTAGATGCTGTACCGCAACGCCAATCAAACTTTTCACCTTTTGGAGAAACTAACTGACGATCAGCTCTTCCATAATGCATAGACATTGAAAGACGAACAGTTTTATCTGAGTGCTCAAGGACTGCCTCTTTTATTTCATCTAGTTTTTCAGGATTTGTAATCTCATCACAATCACTACAAATAAAAAAAGTATCTTCCGGCATCATAAAAAGTCCAACACTGAGTGCGTCACGCTGACCACGTTCTCTAACCCATGGGTCCGGAGCTTCTTCATACGAAGGCAGTTCTACGTGCAGAACTTGAATCTTCTCCTCAGGCAACCCCAGCTCCTTAATTGTCTCTACGCAAGAGAACTCTTTAGGATCACCCCTGTGGGTGCGGTTTGCATCTGTAATCAAAAAACCGTCTACGTGATCTTTAAGAGTTTCTACGCGAAGCTCAAGAATCTCTTTTTCGTTGAAATAAGGAAAACAGTCGATCAGCACTGCTCTAAAGCTTAGTAGCAGTATGCTACCTCAATTTTGCTGTCCTTCACCCATAGCAAAACGTTTTTTACTCCGTTCAAGGAGTAACTTTTTCATATCTTCAGTGTCTTGGTCTTCTGGGGGGATAGATTCAGTTTCAAACTGTGCGGCACCATCATTAGCCGAAGGCATTTCCGGAGGCGTGGGACCTCCTACCTCTTGATCCAAACCGCTTTGTTCGTAAGAGTCGAACTCTTCTGTAGAAGGTCGTTCTTGCACTCTCTGTTTATTCGCAGCGCCGACTGCCTGAGAGTACCTCTTAGCGAGAATGTTGCCGAACTCTTGAAAATCGTTCATCAGTATAAAACCAGAGCGGCGTTAATAGATCCTCCACTCAATGTAACCGCGCCAAAAGGCAGAAAAATATCACCAGCAATATTTTCAACGTGAAGAAACTGATTTTCAGCCATGTCGTTCAGACGAACATATACATCATCTTTACTATTACTGCTCTTGTTTTCGATAAAAAGAGCGCGACAAGTGGGAAATGTCGTTTGCCCGTCTGTGGGCACCCAGTGAAATCCACTGGCGTAAGGCAGTTCTGACTGCTGCCCATACACAGAACCAAAAGCACGAATGTCCATTTTCTAAGTCTTTTTGTCAGTCTAGCTTACTCAGATCAATAAGCTTATTCAAATACCACTGTGCCTTTTCTAAGTCTTCAACACCGTTCTTGTGCTTAAATCGCCATAAATATTTAAAACAAGATAACTGACAAAAAGACTTCACAGCCTCTACTCCAGCAGAAGATACCATGGCATCTATGCACTCAATATCACCTTGTGAATAATGAATAGGATGATTAACAGCTTCCATCGGTTTTAAACATAGTTCCGGTACAAATAGTATCCGACTCTTCGTAGATAAAAGGAGAATACTTCACATCTAGATGTTTTACCAGACAGCAAGAATGAATTTCTACACTGTCTCCACACGAGGCGATAGGGACAACTCGCCGGTGTTCTTGGTCGCTTTTAAGATCCTCAAAAGCTAAACCCATAGAACTTCTATCTGCTATAGGCCAGTTACGTTTACCTGTTTTTGCGTGACTCAAAGTGGGATGACAACTTTGACTAGATATATATTTTTCAGCGTCTTCTTGATCTAAAATCATCAACCCAGCGTAAGGATTACCAAGAGAAGTAAAGCCAATAAAATTAGGATCCTTAGGTGTGAGAATCACACCGCATTCATAAGGTAGATCTCCCCAGACATTCGGGGTTAAACCGTTCAAATTCCATTTTTTATAGTTGTCAAAAGGTATTTCTAGTCCTCTATATTCTTCGTACCTACAAAAACCAGGCTCAAGGTTTAACTTTTTCAATTTATCTTTGTAAAAATGCCAGTAATTAAATTGATCTGAGCCAAATAACATATCATTTTCTGAATACATATAATAATCATGAGCTCTACTTAGTGCTCTATTAGTTAGGTGTTTTTTATGAGCCCAACATAATGAAAAACCTGTATACTCAGAAGAAGCAACATTAAAATTTACCTGTTTTAGATGACTGTGACCTTTAACAATCAAAGAAAACTCATCTACATCACATTTGTGACCGTGGTCTATAAAAAACTCGACGTAGACATCTAGAGGTAATGTTTCGTACCCCCTTAAAACAGCAAGTGTGCTTTCAACCCGAGACAGGGGATCGTGAGCTGTTACAGCAATGTAAATTGATTCCATCAATACTCAATGTTGTAGTTGCCGCGTTTTTGCAAGTAAGTCACCAAGTGAGTGTACGCATCTAATAAATCATCATGTGACGTAGCGCCAACGTTTAATATCTGATCCATTAAAGCATCAAATTTTCTAAATCTATTAAAAGTAACTTTTTTATTTTCAAGAAGCCCTAATGTCCCTCTGAATCTTGCGATCTTATCGCCCCTGAATCCTTTAACTTCATGAATGTGTAAGTTACCAAGACCACGTTCTGTAAGGAGGACTCGTTTTAAGTCAGCAGCAAGAGAAGCTTGGTACGCAACTGCTTCAACAACAAGAGTAACTGTCGAGTAGGTGGGAAAATATTTATCGTCTTGTAGCTCAAGTATCCCCCACTCAACAAGCATGTCGCACAGCAAATCAATTTTTTCTAAATTTCCAATAGATCTAACTTGATGAGAATCAATAATGTAATATTTATCTTTTAATCTGCCTCCGAGTACGAAAGCAGTGTAATCAGAAGTTTCATTTTTACTAGCTGATAAATCAATACCAACAGCTAAACAATCAAACTCTGTCTCGACCTCTGCTTTAATCAATAAGTCTGGCGACAACACAAGATCAGATGTCATAACTGGTTGTTGTTGATATTGATAAGCAAACGCCACGGGGTCTAGTTCTTTTTGACCTAGTAAATAATTGACAGACCACTGCTCAGGCCAGTAACTAACAGGCTCACCTTCTTTGTCATAGGAAAGAGCTTCCTGCGATACTTGTTTCCATCCTTTTTTAGGAATAAACATAGTTTTGTGAATATCAAGAGGATGGAATCGAGTACCTAGACAAATAGATCTGCCGCCCTCGAACACAATCGGTGCAATAACTGACGACCAGTTATTATTCATCTCATCTCTAACAGCAGGGTTCTTAATATCTGAGCTTGATTTAATAGGGTCATCAACAATGACCAAATGAGCTCGTTTCGAAGTAATAGAACCGCGCAGGCCAGCAGCTCGAAGAGTAAATTCTTCGTCACCCACACGTGGTATACCTGCGTAATCAAAATCGATAGACCAACCTATATCGCTCTGCATACCCGCTCTAAGTTTTACCTTTGGAAATATTTTTTTAAAGGTTGATGAATCAATAATTTGTTTAATAATTCGACTCTTAGGAATAGCTGTGGCGATATTGTAAGAACAGTAAATAATCTGAAGCGGTCTCTGAGCCGTCGTGTGCTTACCAATAACCCAAGCAGTAAATAAGTTAAGCACAGTAGACTTTGCTGAACCTCTAGGACTTAAAATATCAAGGTTTGGTCCAGCTATATCAAGTAAGTATTTATTGCTTTCTCCTGTAATTAGCTCTTGGTGCCATTCCAACATATGCCTAGCTGGAGGTTTATCAAGTAACGTACAAAATGTCATAAAGTCATTCTGAGCACGATTGAATACACTGTCTATCGCAGAGTCATTACTATCCATAGCTTTTTGAGCTCTCGCCTTCAAAGCACGTCGATAAGCGTATGTTTCTCTGCTAGGCATTTCCTTAGACTGCTCGTATACTGTTAGTGAAATTCTAACTCCGTATGGCAAAGATACTCTGGTATGGTGATGCCGTCTCTAACACTGGTTTTGCTCGTGTAACGCATAGCGTTTTAGATCACTTAAAAAAAGAACATGAGGTAGTGCTATATGGTATTAATTATCAAGGTGATCCTCATGACTACCCATTTAAAATCTATCCCGGAGCTGCTCACAACCCTAACGATCGATTCGGTGTGGGTCGAATACAACAAATCTTAGAAAAAGAAAAACCTGACTTTTTTATATGTCTTAACGATATTTGGATCTGTAACCAGATTTGGGAGCGAGTTCACTTCCTCAAAGCACAATTTGATTTCAAGTTTATTGCATACTTCCCTACTGACTCAGAGTGGTACCCGCTTCCTATGCTGCGGTACATCAAGGACTGGGATTTTGCAATTACCTTTACTGTTCAGCAAGCTCAGCGTTTGATGGCTCACGGGGTACAGCCTAAAAAAATGGGTGTCGTCCCTCATGGTCTCGATCGGGATAAATTTTTCGAGATTGATCAAAGAGAAGCCCGCAAACGACTCGGTCTACCCCAAGATAAATTTATTGTTTTTAACGGAAATCGTAACCAACCACGTAAATGCATTGATCAAACAATCAAGGCTTTTGCTGAGTTCTGTGTCGATAAGGATGATGCGCTTCTTTATCTGAACATGGCTGAGAAAGATCTCGGTTGGCATGTAAAAGAACTCTTAGAAACTGAATTACGTCGAAGAGGCGTTGACCCGACGCAGAAAGTTGCGCTTACCCCAAATATGAATTACCAAGCTGCTCCACCCGACCAGCAGTTGAATTTGATCTACAACGCTGCTGACGTCGGTATCAACACAGCTAATGGAGAAGGCTGGGGTCTGGTGCCCTTCGAACACGCTATGTGTCGCAAAGCTCAGGTAGTACCTAACCACACGTCTTGTAAAGATATCTGGGAAGGCAGTGCGCCTTTAATCAACATAGGAGCCTGGGTGAACGACAAAGACTTAAATGTAGAACGAGGTATTATCGATTACAAACATGCAGCTCAGTTACTAACAGAGCTCTACGAAGACGACACTTATAGGCAGTCAGTAGCAGACAAATGTTTCGATGTAACTCAGAACCCTCAGTATCGATGGGAAGCTATCGCTGAAGGGTTTACCAAAGCTATGGAGGTTCTTAAGTGAATCAGCAAATTCGTTACGACACGGCTTTAAGTTATTTAGAGCAACCCGTTAACATTCGACCATCAACCGGATATCCGACTATTTACCAACAAGCTTCTGATATAGGAGGGACATTTACTCGTATTAAATATGGACTGCCTGATCAAACAGTCGCTAATTTTAGTCCTTGCCTAACAGCGCACAAAGGACATCGTCTTATCGCGTGGAGAAACCAGCCAGAACCTTTTACATTCAGACACGACAGCAAATATTTTTACTACAACAACACTCCTACAGAAGTTTATATCGGTGAGCTAATAGGTGACGACACAATCATCGGTGCTAAGAAGCTCCGAGAAAAACCTCATCGCTTAAGTTACGAAGATCCTCGTCTTTTTGTAACACCTGACGATAATTTATACGCTCAGTTTATCACTAGCTCATACGCAAGTATATACGATTCATCGAAACACACGATGGTCAATCAGCCAAAGGTGTGTGTTGCCTGTGTGGATGAGTATGGTAACGGTGTAAACGCTGTTTATCCGCCAGTAGGCGATAACCGCAAACCAGAAAAACCTGAAAAAAACTGGTGCTTCTTCAGCGAAGACGATCAACTAAGGCTTCTTTACTCAACTATTCCTCTAATCATTAAAACACCCGGTCAACAGGATAAAACAATCGATTCCAGTAGCTTGAAAAAGGTTACCGGAGACTATCCAACTTTTAATTCTACAGCACCCATCAAAATTGGCAACGAATGGCTTGTATTTTTTCACTGGAAATACATGGCTTTTGACAGCAATCACCAGATTACATACCTGTTGTACCACTTAGGTGCGTATACTCTGGATGAAAAATTAACCAAAATCACAAGGCAATGCACTGAAGCTTTGTTCAGTGGATCCACAAGCGATCGTTTGATCTGGTGGACTGATGTAACAGGTCGTCCAATCTCAAAACAACCAGCTTGTGTGCTTCCTTTTGGAGGTATTTATGACGAACAAAATGACTCAATAGAACTATCTTTGGGAGTCAATGACTCGTTTATGGGTATCTTTAAATGCCCGCTAACTAACGTACTGGCGAAATTAGAAAAAATCTAAGACTTCTCTTCTCGCTCGATAGTAGACCAGACCACCAACGATGCTTCTTCTAGTAGATCTGCCATTGTTGGTGAGTCTTCAAAACTGTTTAACAACTCACGTAAACAACGATCCGCACCAGCAAGTAAAAGGCCACGGCGATCAAGACCGTCTGTGAGCTGTCGAACTGCTTGGATGTGCGACCTAAGTTCTTTTTGAAGAACCGAGATTTTCGTCGCTGCTGTTGCATGGTCTAACATTCCATTGAGGGTCATCTGCCGAACATTATCAATATCAATTTTCAAAGAATCAATCTCTATAAGCAAAACTTTTCGTAAGTCTTGCTTTGGGTATTTTTCTTGAATCCACGAGGTTATATCCGCGATAGATCCTGTGTACGCAGGACGCATAAACCTAGCATACAAATAGGACTCAATATCGCTCGTAGCATTTTTGGCATAATGCAAAAATGAGTCTTTCTGAGTCTTATCGAGAGACTGTAACCAGCTTCCTACCGTGGCTTGAATTTCCGTATCAATCATGCAAAGAAGTTTTGACCAGACATCGCAATTCCCATCGCATTACGGCGAAGATCTTTAGTAGCCGCTGTATTTGCTCTAATACGAGCAAGATCTCCTTTTACCTTCGACTGGTTACGAGTAAGATCACCAATGACCGATGCGTCGTTTAGAGCTAAAGCCCCAGCAATACGCTGTGCTCCTTGAGCTAATAAACCTTCTGTACCAGCCCTGGTTTGTAAAAGACTACTTAGAGTATCACCATACTTTTGAGCAATGTTAAGCTTCGCTCCTTCTTGAGCCGCTTGAATACCTAAGTTCGTGGAACCAAGAGCTTCAGCTAAGCGATTATCTCGGTTAAGCGCCTCTGAACCAGCCTTTGCAGCAAAAGTTGGATTTAATAACTCAAGACCCAGTTTTGCACGACCAGTTTCTTCGGCAAGATTTTGACCCTTGTCCAACATACCCATAACTTCAGCCATTTGCGAAGCACGAGCACCTGACGAGTCTTGAGCTGCGTCTTTGAGAATAGTTTTTTGGCCGCTGCTTAAACCTTCGACATACTGACCAAGAGCACCAGTAGTTGCACCAGTCGTTTGTGCAAATCGAAGCGCCGCCATTGTCAGCGGAACATTAGCTGCTGCAGCCTGAGAACCGTAAAGTGCAAAATAATCAGCAGGAGGCATCGCAGACGCAGAACCGCCTCCGCCGCCTCCGCCGCCTTTAAAAGCATTTATTAAAGCAGCACCACCGGCTGCAGCTGTACCAATACTTCCAATAACGGGTGCAGCAGCCGCTAAGGCAGGAAGAATTCCAAGATGAAAATGAGGAACGAGCGCGGAAGATAGCTCAACTAGTGGCATCATGATTAGTTAACCGCTTGACCGGGTTGGAAGGCTTGTATCGCAGCTTGGGTAGGCCCAGATAAAGCCTGAATAACACCTGTGTTAGGTGTAGCAGCAAGAATACTGGTGTTCATAAGAGCCGTAGCCATAACTGTATTGGCACGAATTTTTTCTTGCTGAATCTTTCGCCACCCGTCAAGTACGTCTCGACGAGTTTTCTCCCTCATCTGACCCATTTGGGCTTTAGAAAGAAGATTGGTGGCATACGCTAATTCTTCTTTCCTACGACGCGATGCGTCGTCTAAGAACCCAGGAGAGGTAAGTACTTGATTTTGCTGATTAGCTTGATCAAGTTGCTTACGATAAATGTCAAAAATTTGACCTAAAGCATTCGATGTGGGAGTTGAATCATAACCAGGAGCTTTTTGTTGCCCTTCTATAGAAGTCTCTGAGGGGGTTTTTTCAGCTTCAGTAACAGAAACAGGATCAGGATCAGGATCAATATTTAGCTTACTATTAAGTTTTCCGCGAATACTTTCAGCTCCACCGGGGAGAAAACCACCAAAAACATATTTATCGTACTGACCATACGCACGGCCGAGACCTTGTTTTACCGCACGAGGTAATCTATCAAGGAGGTTTTCGACACCACTTACGGGTTCTTCTTGAGAAGAACTACCGCCCGTAGTTAGTAAAGTTCTCTGAAAAAGTGGGTTTAAGTTACTTGCATCAGATAAATACTCAGACATAATCAAAAACCTCTGCTTAAGTTGGCGAGAGCCTGATTAGATCCTACTGGATCTTGAGCTAAAACCTTACTAATTGCGGTCTGGAGAGTACGCTCACGCTCTTGCCCTAAGTTACCTAATGAAGCAAGCCCTTGTCCGATGTTAAGCTGTTCACCTTTAACGCGGGCAATGTAAGCTTCTCGACGTGAAGCTTCTTCAAGAGCAGCGTTGTTACGCGCAATAGTTTTATCTAGGATATCGTCAACATCTAAGAACTCATAATTTGCACCCGCCGCATTGGCTGCTGCCCTGAGTTTGTTTTCTTTTTCAACAAACCTGTATAAATTCTGAACGTCAGCCATCGGAATAGTAAATTTACTACCCGTACCGCCTTGTGACGGAGCGGAACGTAAAGCACCTCCCTGACCCAAAAGGCCTTGCATCAATGCAGGAATAAGTGACGCAATCGAGCTACCAAGAACTGAAGAGTAAACCGGATTAGGTGCTCCAGCTTTACTTGCAGCAGTAATAACACGAGAAAGTCCAGGTAAACCAGCCATCAACTAACTCCGGGCTTGTCGTACTGAATTCCGCTTAGCGGTTTCTGCTTAAATTTTAAATCATTTTGTTCAGAATACATCGGCATTACTGTTTCCTTTTGCTCTTTTGACGGAACAGCCGCAGTCTGAGGAAAGTTTGAAACTAAGTAACGCCGTAAAAACTCACTTGGATTCATATTCGGAGCATTATTCCGAATATCCTTCTCCCTTAATTGTTGCTCGCGATAATTCATTAGCTCAACTGCTGAAACTGAATCGAAGGAGGAACATTATTACTAGAAGGTGAATTAAGCATTGAATAATTAGCACCCATGTTTGGGGTATCGTATTCAGCTGGTCGCTGAGAAGATAGTTCATTCATATGCATATCCTCTTGTCGGTCTAACATATCTAAAAACATAAGCATTTCGTTCATAAGATCCGGACGCTGGCAGATACGCTCGATAAGTTCAACCAGAACTTCATCCATCGAAGGAGGCTGAACTTGTTCCACACGTAGACGTGCGGCTAATTGATTACGACCCATTGGGTCATCAACATCTGGGTACGAGTTAATCGACCGCGTGGCTCCGGTATACATACCGCCGGGCTCACCTTCTAAATTAGGAGCGTATCCTTTTGCATAATTACGAAGCACTTCAGCAACAACAGGCGCTGCAGCTGCTTGCTCGTCTGGGGTGATGGGAGTAGGAAGGCCCAGCATCCGAGCAGCAAAAGCGTAATCTTCTCTAGAAAACACCTGAACCTACAGCAATAGTTAATTCCATTGTACTCTGTATTCCTAAAACGTCGCCTGGCGAGACATCAAGGGTTAAACAGATTTTTTCTAGAACTTCAGGTGACGGTATATAACGATCATCAGCATATATTTTCCTCGTAGTCGTTGGTGAGATACAAGCTTGCTTACTCAACGCAAAAGAAGAAATATCCTTTTGCGCGAGTAAGTCTTTGAGGTTATTAATTAAATAACCACTAGCTGTGTGTGCGGAGTAAAAAGGCATTACCCAAGCTTTAGTCCCTCAGAAATGTTAACTAAACCAGTACCACTGAAATGACCGAAAGACGTCAAATCAATTTTCGGAGAGCTAATTAAACGCCAAGAAGGCATTTCGCTCTGGAACCGAATGTCGTCAAGAAGTAGCCAACGATTCTTTTTAGGGAATTTAACGGTTGTTAACAAACTATAGAACGTTCTTTCGAAAATACCGTCTTTAGGTCCATCGCACATAATAAAATCTGCATTAATCAAAAGATCCGCAAAGCGATTGAATACATCACTTTCCTTAAGATCTTCTAGATGTTGCGTGAGTCTCCCACTTTCAAAATCATTATCAGTTAAATAAGTTGTCTCATAATTTTTCCAAGAAGCGACGTCAAACGTGGTCACCTTATCTTCGTCAGGAGAGTAGTCAAGCATCACACGAGCAGAGGTTCCGTAGTGTGTACCAATATCGATCAGACTAAGTGGTCCTTGACTACGATCAAGATTAAAAATAAGACCAGCTAGAAGCCTGTAGTGATCACCAGGAAGACAGTTAGCAAAAGGATTATCACAGGATACACGACACTTCGATGCGGTTTTAACGCTATCGAGAACATAATCCCAGTTGTCAAATTGCTGAGCAGCAACATCGTCGTCTACAGACCAGCACTCGCTAGGAATGCGATGTCGAACAGATTTCATAATTAAAAACCTAGGTGTTTACGTCGGACAAAACCTAAATCGTAAGTCGTAAAACTTACAGGCATGTCCGGAATATTAAAAGGAGTCTCATTAGTTTCACCCTCTACATGAGCTTGCCAAGCTTTATTCCACTTTAAATGCAAGTACTGTTTATTCATTTCATGCGCTACATGAATACCCTGAGCGATAGAGGGTTCCGAGCGCCAAGTTTGCGACCCATCCGAATAATCATTTTTCTTACCACCGTGGTAATAACCAGAGTCAAGACTTAAAACACGCTTCACATCGTCGTGAATAAAACGCATCCCATAATCCATATCTTCGCAATAACCTGGATACAAGTTTTCATCAAAAAGACCGTACTTTTCAACCATCCAATCTTTTAACAGAAATATATCCCAACCTCCTCCATTTCCATGAACAATACCAACCTCTTTATCTTGAGCTTTATTATTCATTTCCTCAAGAAAACCAGGCTCAAACTTAATGTCGTGATTAGCAATCACCCAGTAAGGGGCTTTCATAAACGTTTTAATAATTAAATTCCAGGCTCCACTGCAACCAACATTGGCAGGCAAATGACAAACATGAACATTTTTTATATATCTATTAGGTATCTCTTTAATAAGATCTACTTCATTAGTAATTTGCCCTCTTCCGTTGTTATTAAAAACAACAAAATTATCTACAGGGTAATCAATACTCATGTACAGGCGATGAAGCCAGTACGGAGTATTAACAATCGCAGTACCAATAACAGGAATGCTGCCCATAAGCTGTTAGCAATGGCAGTATATTAACACAAATCTAAGTTTTGACCATCAGAATCGATTTGATTTTGAAGATGTCTATAAAAAGCCCCTCGTCTTGCTTTGTAAGACCGGGAATATTTAATTTTTTGAACACGTTTATCTCTTTTGTAGATTCGTACACCTCTCTCATTGATGTAATACTCCCCTCCAAGGGGACCAGTGATCCATTCACGTTCGTTGTCCACGATAAATCAAACAGTGTAATCGTAAAAAACTTCTCCCTGTCTTTTAGAACTTTGTTCTAGATACTGAATTCGTTTATTGAGCAAAGTCCTGATATAAGAAGTTGGTTTGAGGTTTGCTTCTTCTGCAACTTTTTGTAAAGATTCATACTCTTTGTCATCTAAACATATTGTCACAGAGCGTTTGCGTAGTTTTCCTGTTCGAGTGTTTCCCATGAGATTCAGAATATAGGAGCGGTGGGACTTGAACCCACAAGAGCTTTGCAGCTCGACGGATTTTAAGTCCGTTCCGTAGACCAATTCCGGCACACTCCCGAAAATTCGGCAGACTGTCACCGACAACAGGACTATAACCTAAATTTTGAAGTTGCCTACCCTATAAGCACTGTTAATATGCTGATGTTTACAACATAAAAAGTGACTGCATCCTCTTTTCAAGACCTAATGGGTCAGCTTAAAGACAAACCATGCGTAAAAGTTCAATCAGAGACTAAAAAACAACTGTCTAGTCGCTATACCTTCACAGAAGGATGGTACGACGCGCTGCTTAATAGTGAATTTGTCATCAGAAACAACAATACGGATAAAAAAATTAAAATTGACGAACAACAAAAGCTTCAAATCGTTGAAATCGGTGTATATGAAGGTGCTTCTAGTTGTTTTTGGTCAGATTTTTATCTAAACAACCCAGATTCTCGCCTTATTTCTATTGATCCCTTCACAGGAAGCGAAGAACACTTAAAAGAACCTGAGAAATACCCTGGTCTTTCCAAACTAGAAGTAACTGCACGAGAAAACATTGCGAAATCAGATAATGCGGGAAAAGTTGAAATTATCAAAGGATACTCACATCTAATTTACCCACATCTTTCTTATCGTTATGGTGAAAATCCATGGATTGATGTTCTTTATATAGATGGAGCGCATGATTCGATTTCAGTTGCTCGTGACATCACTCTATATGTTCCTATGGTTAAGCCTGGCGGGGTGGTCTTTTTTGACGATTACGCGCATCCTGACGTCAAACGAGCAGTTGATATGTCTTTGAACGCATTTGCTGAGTTTGAACTAGCAATGTTTACAGGCTGGCAGCTAGTAGGAAAAATTGCAGACTATAAAAAATCTCACGGATGATAACGCTTCAAGGCCGCTGCAGCTCTTAAAGCGGCCTATCCACGGAAGTTGACACTGCTGCAACAGTGTGGGGGATCCAACTTCAAATGGATGTTACCGTTTATCACAGCTCTCGCAAGGCTGCGCCCACAGAAATCTACTTGCAATGGCTAGCCGCTGACGTCGTTTTTTTCTTTACTCACCCTTTAACCCCTTCTATTACTGCAGCTCGCGCTTACCTCGTTTTTTACTTCAACTTATCCGAGCTCAATAACGATAGTATGGTCGCTGTTGCAACGCTAAACAAATTCTCTACACGACCAGTTATCTCTGGACACACCTCAGACACCAACGCATCCTTATCTCTTTCCCGCGTATACTGAGTGCATGTAGCGTACCCAACGATTATGAGTACACCTTGATACAAAAATACTGCAACTAGCGACCTAAGTAAAAATACTTTAGGTCTAAACTCATTCACGATCTATTTAAATTGTTCCAAACATTCTTTGAATAGTTGGCAACCCACCTGCCACGGCTTGCGACACACGGTCCTCTTCAGTCTCGTAAGTCTTATATTCAAGATCCTCGTCGTCCGCAGTTGCTTCATCTAACGCCGAAAACGCAGCATCCAAGAAATCAGGATCAGTAATCGAACGCATAAAACTTGGCTGATCCTGAGGCACAACACCAGCAGGACTTGGATCTTCAACTACTGAGTCTTGGAAATATCGTGTAGATCCTCCTCGTGTCGGATCGCCGAGATAATAATCAGAGGGATTACTAGGGTCACCGCCGACGAAATCAAAATAAGATCCTGCAAAAGGAGGATACGTTGCTTCCTCCATTCGTGTTTCGAAATCCACTGGTCCCGGAGCGCCGTAATCATCTTCCGGAACTTCAGGCGTAGGTTCGGATGGGATAATTTCATCTTCAGGTTTTGGTTCTGGTCCTGAACCTCGAATAAAATCTAAAATCCTAAATACTTCTTCGCGTTCATCAACATTTTGAATACCTACCTTTTTAGCAGCTTTTTTTACAGTGGCCTCGTCATACTCATATAAAGGATTAGTAAAACCATAAGAATGAGGATTACCGTTCGTATACTTAGGGTTGTCGGGGTTCCTGTAAGCAAAAGGCTGACCATCAACAGTAAATTTCTTCGTTCCCACGCTGGTAAAGCAGATATTTAATACTTTAGCTCAATCACACGCCGCGTAAAAGAGGAGCATATTTTCGGCGGAACTCAAGACGACGCTCAGTAAAACCGGGAATAATACGATCAATATCACCCGAGCGAATAGCTTCTCTTAATCTTTGACCATCATCTAAATTATTATTAAAAGTAGGTAATTCAACAGAAACCAAAGTGCCGTCGTCAGGATCTGCGTAACGCTCGAAAATTTGATTTTTCTGACCCATCAATTCTTTATTCTGTTCAAGATACTGATATAAGAAATCGCGCTTACCAGTCTCGGGGTTCGAAGCTATGGGACTTCTGTAGCTTTTAATGAACCGATCTCTATCGAGATCCTCACCAGGCATAGAAGGACCAGGACGTCTGTATTCCCTTAAATCAAGTTTTGAAGGATCCAGCTTTATAGCGGGATTCATATTTTCTTGATAATCCTCGAAACGTCTTTTCATTTCGACAGCCTTAGGTGACTGAGAAGGATCGACCGAACTGTTGGTGTAATTCGCAGAAACCTCTAAAGGCACAACCTCAGAATCATCTACACCAGGGCGGTAAACAGGATTCTCTATCTCAAATTTATCTACACCAGGACGATAAAGAAAATCACGATAATCAGGAAGATCAACAGAACCTTGTCCGTAGCCACGGGGCTCTGGTGGTACATCGTAAGGGTTTGGATCTAGTCGAAAGGGGCGAGGTGTATCATCATGCACAGAACGACGACTAAAACGCGGGCGGCTGTAAATCTGCCCATTTATAAAAATACGTTCTTCAGTATCTTGAAGACTCACAACTCAAAATCAAACAGATATAAATACTTTAACTCAAAAACACAGGAGTCATAAGCCAAAAATTAAATGCAGAAAAAAACAAAGTAATAAAAAGTGTCCAAAAAGTAAAATTCGGCACGTGGAAAAAAGAACTCAACACAGTAAAAATACTCAGACGCTCGCCTTTAAACTGTGTTTTAAATCACTTTGTCATTAGACCAAAACTTTTATCGACCAAACATAAGTTCACTAAGACCAAACTCACCGCGCCGTGGATTGAAACGCTCTCCAGCTAAATCAGTTCTGAACTGAATCTCATCTCTAAACTTCTGAAGACCACTCCGAGGTTCAGCAATACCCAAAGTTGGGGTGGGTTCTTGCTCTTTGGGCATCTCGTAAGGTTTATCTGCTAAACCAGTTCTCTTCTTAGTGCCCAAAAACTGACGCAACTTCGGTGCAATGCCTTCACCTGTCTCTTGGCGTACTGCTTCGTTCGCTGCTTCCACAGCTGCAGAACCAACCAGACCCAAACCAACACCAGGAGCCAAAGGAGCAACTGCGGGGTTAGCTAAAACTGGTGTTAATGCAGCAGAAACAGGTAAACCAGTAGCAAAGTCTTGAGCCATTTGTTTGCCCATCGCTGTCGGTCCCTGCTCGTAGCCTGCGCGGACAGCTTCAGCACTTGGAATTAGATCAGCAATACCAGGCGCAAGAGAAGAAGGTGTGCGTCGAATATCCTTAGCTAAGTTAGATAGGTTATCAGGCGTTACACCAGGAACTAAAGTTGAATAAAATCTTGGTTGAGAGCTGTAAGGAGCCGCAGGTCTAGAAAAAGCTCCTTGATCGTCGACATAAACCCGACCAACTAATGGTTTTTCAGGGGGTTGTATCTGAATAGGAATTGCCTTACCTTCTTTATCGATATATGTAATCTGACCACCTCGTTGTGAAACAGGACCGTAACCAGCCAGAGTGTATGCCTTTCCTCTAATAGAAGGGGCACGAACATTACTACTTTCAAAAGGTGCAGCTGCTCTTAGATAACTACTTGTCTTTTCATCTAAACCCTGCTCCCTAGCCTTCTTAAATAAATCTGCATTATCTGCAGGGGAGTTTTGAAGTATCGAACCTGCTCGTCTATTAGCCATCGATGCTTCTTGTACGTAGCGCATAATTGGACGCTTCATATTTTCAGGCAGATCTTCATAAGACATATAAGACATCTCTTCCCCAGGAGTTCCAATTTTGAATGTCACTTCTCGTGGTACATAACCAGGATTGTCTTTTAAAAACCTGACTACATTTCTTGAAACTAATTCATCATCACGCAATTCTTCAAGATCTTCAAGACGATTTAGATTAGAGCCCCTACCCACACTGACTCTGTATCCGTCTACGTCGTAAGGATCGATCTCATCAATAAAATCTGTGGGAGAATAAAAAGTTCTTTCTGTGTTTATGTGATACTCACCTTTATTTATTCCTGGAAATTCACTTTCAAGTTCAACTCTAGGATCCATATCTCTTAAAACTTTACGTACATCTTTAGATCTTTGTCTGATGTATTTAATGTCATCACTTTCTTCAGGTGTCGTATACCCACCGCCTCCGATGATTGGTTTTCTTTCCTGAAAAGCAGGTTTTTCAATTGAAGCAATATCAATCCCAAGATTCATCATCTTCTCACGACCAGCTTGCTGTAATTTTGGGTCTCCAGATGTGTATAATTCTTCTGCTTCCATTAAATCTTGCGGAAGATTATATCCATCGTCACCTAAAGACTTAATAGCTTGGCTATAAAGATCTTTACGAACAGTGGGATCAGAGTACTTTTGTTCTAAATCTGTGTACTGTTTATATTTTTCGAATGACTTAGGGTCGATACGCGAAGCTGCTATGCCGTAATTCTCTACAGGACGACGAAAAAACTCATCTAATTCAGGATATTTTTTGATTAACTCACGAAATCTATTAACTTCTTCTTCAGTTTTAATTTTTTTTATTTTCTCATTTGACATTAAAACTCGATTATATAAACCTGGAATTAAATCTTGATAAGCTCCTCCCCCTAGAAACTCTGGATTAAAAGGTGATGGTAACTCAGTCTCGCGTGGACGCACTCTTTCCGCGTAATCGATTAAAGGTTCAGTTCTGTCTGCTCGACGAGCATCTGCTCTACGTCGACCACGAATTTCATTTATAACATCATCACGCCCAAACCTACCAAGTGCTTCAAACACCTGCGGCAACATAGAGCTTGTTATAAAATCTGCATCATCGAAATACTGCATATTCGCAGAAGCCTCCGGACTCAGAGGAAACCGCCTCTGCATTTGTTGTGGACCCTGGCGCGGCGGATTCGCCGGACGATATAGGTTCTCTGATTGAGATTGACGATATAGATTCTCTGATTGAGATTGACGACCTCGATTTAACTCACGATCAATAAATTTATATCCGTAATCAGGAGCAGGCACTTTACTAACCGCATTTTCATTTATTTTAAACCGATTCTAGTGATCACTCACCCCCACAAGGTGCTATATTTGCAGCTTGCACACCGCACCGTTTTTTCTTGAACAACTCCATGATGATCATCGAGATCTACAGGCACTATGGCACATGGGCTTTCACTGATTCCTTTAAAGGACTTGAAAACGAACCGTTTGTGGCAGGCATTCCGGAAATTATCGACGAATTTATCGAAAAATTCAGCGACAAGACCCAAAAAACGCACCGAATCACCTTTTCTTCGTCCGATTTCCCCGGTTCACACGGGAAACTGACAAAAACCAACCCAGAACAAGGTGGTGCTTGGTATAAATACGGCGAAAAAGAAGGTTGGTTGTGCCCAGCCACGCTGCACTACTTCCCAGAACACCCTGAGGAGCTTTTCGTACAATTTAGCTAGCCAGATTTTTTTCTAGGCCGCTGTTAGTATATTGCTATTCCAGAAGTTTTACCCCCAAAATACCGGGAAGATACCCAGACCCTTCTCGCCCACGCCGTCATATATGTCAAATAAGAAAAAAAAGGCTTAAAAATTTCAGATTGCGGAACAGATAAATATACCTTATGGGTACACATGTGAAGCTACAGTGCGACTTGACGGGGGGATCTCTTCCTATCATTGTTTCAATATGTGAACCACGGCGGGGTGGGGTGGTATAATCGCGCGTCACGTGGTTCCTCCTTAGTGACACAGAGCTCACCCAGTGTGCCAGTGAGCAGAGTGTCCACCATTTTCCCTATTGGTCTCCGATTTGTGGTCTCATACTGTTGTCGAGAGGCAAAGCGCCGATCTAGTAAACCCACTTAACTGGGAGCTTAACGATCACCAACACTGAGCCAATCGACAAACCGTCACAGCTTTCCGTCATTCCCGACTGAATCCTGTAACTTGATTACAAGTCAGGCAACTGACCCCGGCTTCCTCTCCCATCCGTGGGATGTAACTAAGCCAGAACCTTGACAACTAGCATCGGTCGCCTCTTATCAGGCTGAGCCATCCGCCGTCAGCGTCACGCGGGCCAGTGGTTCCCCTAGTTAAGTTCTGACGAGACCGATCAATACCTAAGAAGTAACCTTGTCGGACAATCCAGCCGAATCGAGTAGGCAGGCTCAGTGTCTCTAATCGGAATCACGACCGGGTAAAGGTAAGCAGTGCGGCTGGCCTTGCGTTTGCAGCGTCTTCTATATCTAGTTACCTTCCCCAGACAAGCGTGGTGTCTCTGTACATCAGGCCCGATGGGAAAGTCCACTATCATCATCTTGCTCCAGACCAAACAACTGAATACTTTTGATAACATTTCATGCACTGTGTGTGCTGTTTTTACTTTTGACTGGGTAGGGTTGACTTGTATCTATGGGTTTGCAGTCTTGTATTACCCATAGTTAAGTCAGCTCTGCCTCAGTTTATGTTGTGATCAGTTATGATCATGACCTTTTCTGAAGTTTATGACTCCTCCCTTGAGCCTATTTGGTTCACTGAAGGACTCTAATCCTTCACCATTTTGTTCTACGTCCATTCCAAACATGCGTAACATCGAAATCCAAATGAACAACGCCATCAGTGATTCCAAGAACTGGAAACTTGCGAACACTGAGGTTACTTTTGACCGTGAATCTGGTCACTCTCGTGTGTATCTTCACGGCAACCACATTGCCACAATCGGTGACAACTTTGTCACAATCACAGACGCTGGGTATCAAACAAGGACTACAAAGTCACGCTTAAATGCAATCATCACCGAGCATTGTGTCGATGGTGAGTGTATCTTCCAACGTGCTGGTCAGTGGTTCATTAAGTATTACCCAGCAGGTAAAGATACCAAACTTGTTACATTCCCTTTCTGTAATTCTTTCACCTTCATTTAATCATGCAAGTATCAACTAACGAAGCAAAGTTCCTGGCTCACGCTGTTGCTGTGTGGGCTGAATCTGTACCTGTTAAACCAGGTGTTCCTCTTATGTTTACTGATGCGTCAGGTAAGAAAGTGTTACTTACCAGCGACGAAATCTACGCTCTATTTGACAAAATCAAATTCCAAATCAAATGACTCTCACAATCAAGACAAACAATCATCCACGCCAGCTGATGTCTGGTCTCACGCTAGATCTGCATGTGGGTGAGAAGAAAGCTGCTGAGATTCGTCAGCAGTTTGATTACCTGAACGACGAAGACTTCGAGAACGAACACTTCATAACTTACAAAGGTTATACATACGCTATGTGTGACTTTATGCGAAACAA